TATTAACTAAATACTTAAGCCTAGATTTAACTGCAAGGACATCGGTATTACCCGAAAATCCACTGAAGTTAGGATCTTGAAGCTTTCAGTATTCATTAATAACATGCTTCTCCAATATTACAAAGAATTGTCTAGTGGTATTAGCAATAGATCTATTATCCTTGCTTAAATCGAAAAGGTCTTGTACCTTTTGACGAATAAGTTTAGGTTTAACGGATTTCTTACTAATATCCATCGTTGGACTGTCTATAACTTCTAAGATCACCTTACGTTCATTCTGTAACTCTTTATCAAGTGCATAAATAGCACCATAAAGAGGAGAATTAATAATAAGATAACTCTTAGGAGCATAGGTAGGGTTATGTTTAGCATATTCCTCAATAAATGTATAATAGGATTTAAGGATAGTGTTCGACTTCATTACTGAAGTAGGACTAAAATCTTTAATTTCTTTTAATGCATTTATCACACTTTTCTGAAGGAACTCTCCATAAGCTACGGATACCACTTTATCAAGTGCCATCCATGGTTTAAAGAAAGGACTAGGTAGATTATTCTTCCCTAACAGGTCATTAAAGACCGCTAAGGCAGGAACAATACCTTGTGTTAGAGATAACACACCTTCAAAATAGTATGAATTTAGAGCAATCTTATTACTAAGTTTTGATCTAAAGTTGAGGACTAGACTAAAATACAACCTTACACTTGACGAAATAGATGAGAATCTGTATCCTCTCTCTTGCATCCTCATTAAAAGTGTAACAAGAGTATCACTACTCTTGCGAACATCTTTCAATGCAGATACAGGAAAAGGAGATACTTCATGACCTTTGTAGATTATCCTTTTAGCGAATTCATAAAACTTTTCAGAATTATGAGTTTTAGCTGGAGAATATTCTACACCAAGATCAAGAATGACTTTCATATACATCTCAGCAACATCTCTGTCCGCAATCACAATATCATCACCTAGTAAAGCATAAGGAAGTTTCTTTCAATTCTTCTTTAAAACTCTACAACAGTGGTATATTATAAAATGGTGAGTTAAAGCAAAAGAATTAAATGATGAGTAGGCACCCATTGGGTTACCACAGGCATAAATAAATTTATCCCCATGGTAATCAAATGATTGACCTACCATTACTTCTTTCCATGCATTAACAAAGTGTGCTGATAATCTAACTTTCAGTAAGTCACAGATAACTGAAATCGGAAACCTATCAGTTGCAGATGACAAGTC